TTCCTGTTGCAGCTTTGCCCAGACCACCAATCATATGATAAAGACCAAAGCCATAAAAACCGACTCCAGGAAGAAACTTATAACTCACAAACCAGTCTCTGCGATGCTTTTCACCATCACCTTCGTCCCAGTTTCTGCGTATTGAAACAATCTTCTCAGAATCATAGTCAATAGTTATAACGTAAGGCAACATGACTAAGTTTTCGCTGTCTTCGTCTTCTATACCATCGACACCTTCAAAAGCTTCGTAACAATGCATCTCCAACAGAGTCATTACTTCGTCTTGTGTCTCATCACCATAGGCATTGATCCCTTCAATGTCCATAGTGGTATCTCCCGACGGATCTATCCCATCCCCAGAATATTCCGTTGGAAGATACCAACCTGCCTCAACATACCGATTATAATCGTTTTTCGGTATCCTAATGATGTGAGTATATCTTGGGGATGTGTAAAGATCTGTGCTTTCTGGCGCAACAACAAAGTCTTCTGCCTTGACGAACTTTGAACATTGCCTATTGAGATTTGCATCCCACCAGATCTTTTTGAATGTTTGGCCAACCAATGGCAACTGAAATAACATTTGATCGAGATCAGGAAAATACTCAGGCATCTGCTGAGTGATCTGATAATTCATAAAGTCACGAACTCTGCGAGCTTGCTCTTCTGTCTCCTCATTGGGGTCGCCAACAATGACTGTCTTGACTGGACCACCAGACGGAAACATCTCAGCTATGGCTCTGGCATTAAACTGAGTTGCAGCTTCAGCGATCATTGGGTGAACAACTGTGCTTAATCCTCTTGTTGCTCTTTCTTCTTCTGACTCATCAAGACCACCTTCTGGGTCTAGTGTCATCAAACCTTTTTTGTATCTCTCTTCCCAATCAGATCTAGATTCTTTGTCAGCTTCATAATATTTTATTAAGACACTTGCTTTTTTGTCTAGCTCTCTTTGGTTTATTGTTTCTGCTAAGTTTGAGTGGAAGTCCATAACTGGTGTTTCAATCATGTCAGTGATTGGATCTCCAATCAGCACATCATTGTCACCATAATTTTCTACTTGTAAATCGTCTGCTGGAGCACCTTCAGAAAAAGGTATTTGGTCTGGTGTTATCTCTATAGGTGACCTAGCCATATAATGTTATCCTCTTTTTGTTAACATCTTCATCCTCCTCGTAGTCAGTAGAATGAGTTACGAACCATCCTTTTCTCAGCCTCAACCATGCTTGTGTACAGGTATCAACTATGTCGTCATTGTCACCTGCAGGGAATGCAGCACATATGTCTATTAAATCTTTACTCCATTTTTTGTCAGAAGGAAAGTAAATTCTTCCGTCTTCTAATAATGCAGATGCTGCATGAGCACGTGCTTCTTTGTCTCGATCAGGAGAATAAGGGATTACAGGGATTCCAGCCATGCGTAAATCTTGCAACAAACTTTGGCCAGAAGCTTTCTTTTCTATCAAAACTGCATCTGGTTCGTAGTCTTCGTAAGACTCTTGAGCGATGTTTCTCAGCTCTGGATAAGTGACTCTGTCATACCACATGTCAAGAACTATCGCATTGATCTGGCCATTCATGCGGAACACTCCCCAAGTTGTCCGAGCAGAGTAAGATGTCTTTTCATTTGTTGAGAAAGCAGTGTCCCAAGATTGCAGCACATATTCAATGTCTGGCAAGTCAGGCTTTTCCCATGGCACCCACCATTCTGCTTTTAGAATACCACCACCTTTGGGCATTGGTCTTTGTTGCAGTTGACCTGCTGATGCATATGTCCCCAACGACCTCTCAAGATTCGATAAAGTTTTTTCGTCAACCCTCTCTGGCCACAGCAGATCTCCCTCTTTTGTCCTTGGGTCTGTGAAGCCAAGTGATGATCTTGTTGGGGATGGGTGTCCGATTTCATATCTAGCAGGTAAGCATAAATGATCCCAATCATTATATTCATCCTTTAAAATGTGTCCAGTTAAATCATTTTCATGTACTCTTTGCATAATAATAACAAAAGCACCAGTCTTAGGATCATTGAGTCGAGTCTGCATAGCTTGATCCCACCAATCCAAAACACTCTCACGAACAGCAGAGCTCTCTGCTTCTCTAACATTGTGCGGATCATCGATCACGATAATATCACCACCTTCACCAGTCAAAGCACCATCAACAGAAGTTGCGATCCTGTAACCTGTCTTGTCATTCTCAAATCTTTGTTTTTGGTTCTGATCAGATGTCAACTCAAATGTCTGGCCAAAGTGTGTTTTGTACCATTGGCTGTCTATCAATCTTCTACATTTAACCGAGTCTCTTACAGATAATGACAATGCATAAGATGCAAACAGAAATCTTTTTTGCGGCATGATAGTCCAGACCCATGCAGGAAGAGCCACAGCAACAGAGATAGATTTCATATGTCTGGGTGGCACATTGATGATCAACCTTTTGATGTCACCATGTGCGACTGCTTCTAAATGTTCAGAGATTGCGTCTATGTGCCAGTTGTCGTAGAAGTCTCTGGCAGGTTCAATCGTTGCCCATGAGCTCTTGATGAACTCCCTCAACGATCTCCGCATCTTCTCCGCTCTCACTTCCGTCAATGACAGAGTGTTCAAGAACTCGTTCAATTGCATTTAAATCATCATTCGTTAGTTTGCTTATGTCCAATACTTTTCTTTCCTCAATCTGAGCTTTGACTTCAACAGCCTTCAGATCAGGGACACACTTACCCAGAAGAGTTTTTGCAGCCATAACTCTCAGCTCAGGATCTGCTGATATGTTTCCTGCTTTTGTTGCTAAACCTTCTGAATCTTTTGTGTAAACAGGGAATATCTCTTTGCCCTGCATAACGTCACTCAAAAAACCAACAGGGTCTGCTTGACCCATGATCCAGTTAATAGTTGCATGGTGATTCCATTTATAACTGGTTTGTCTGGCTTTTTTCTGGTGTTTCATTGGTTCAACAGACTTAAATTTGCCATCCCATGCCTCTGGTTTTACAGGTTGACCCATCTTCACAGGTCTTTTTACGATAGTCTGTTCTGGCACAGGCTTCCTCGGTCGACCTCTTTTCTTAGTCTCTGAAACACTTTCCATGTTATTTTTCCGTTCGTTTCATTCCAAAAAAATTAATTTAGTGTTAACAGTATACTCTATTTTAAAAAAAAAGAAAGCCCACAAAAAGTGGGCTAGGTTAGAGGGAGGATAATTATGAATATAACTTATGTTACTTTGTTTTCTGGCCAAAGTCAAACATCATCGTAGGTGTAATGCAAGAATTATATTCAGTCCAGAGTTCTTGATCCCAAGTTTCACAACCCAAGACCATGTTAACAAGTATGAATGCCATGAGAAAACCTATCAAGACTGTCCCAATCGCTGCAAAAAGATTAGTCATTTGTTTCTCTCCTTATATATTTTCAACAAATGGTTAACAACATTTTGCCCAGAGATCCGAAGACCTGTTTCAGTCTCTAGTTTATTTTTTATTTCCAAAAGATCTTTTATAGTTTCTTTGTCTTTTATTTGTATCAAATTTGTCTGATCTTTGCTTTTCATTTATATATTCCTTTCTAAATTTCTATCACTGGGTGAAAGATTGCGCAGTTAGAATATTCACCATTAACTTGAGTTTTATATTGATTGCCATCTATCAAAACAATATCACCATCTCTAACAGGAGTTTCTTTGCGATAAATTCGATCGATCTCTGCTCTGTCTTTATCTGTATAGGAGCTTTTTATCATAGCACCACTCATCAATGCCCAGTAAATCCCGTCACCTTCTTTTTCATAATCTTGGTAAAGAGAGACTTCGCAAATTTTCATCTCGCCTTTGTAGTTTTTAACCTCGATGCCAAAAGTGTTTACTTGGTCTCCGTATCCAGTATATTTAACTAAAGTTCTCATATCAGTTCCTTTCTAATTTGCTATCGCAGACCCAGAGGGTTTCGAGGGGAGAGCAACTCCCCTCATCATCAGTGCGAATTTAAGTTGTGTACTTTTCACCAGTAATTATATTTATCATTTCAACACCAGAACCCATTGCAGCTCTAGCTTCTGCTCTTTGCTCATTAATTTCTTCTTGAGTTCTGTTTGCTTGATTTTTTGCATACTCAGCAAAAAAGTCTGCTAGGTGCTCTTCATATGCTTTGTTAGTAGCTTTAACAGTAACCTCAGTTATTAAATTTGCTTCAAATAATTCTTTCACCTGTTTTTCATTTAATGGTCTAAACTCATCTCTATTTACCCAACCGATAGGTTCAAAATCCATTAGTTCATTTCTATCTTTAGCAACTCCATTGCCAAAAATTCCTTTGTAATAGATTTCACCTTTGTTCCAGTTTTCTATGATATATGACATTTGCTTTCCTTTCTCAGTTAATAATTTATTATCTCTTTTTTTC